ATGAGCGCACCCATGAAACCGCAAGAAGCGCTTACCCGCATCGTCGAGCACCGGGAGATCTTCCACGACGAGATGCTCAGCCTCATGCGCCAGATCATGACCGGCGAGATGAGTCCGGTCATGATCGCCGCCATCATCACCGGCCTGCGCGTGAAGAAGGAGACCATCGGCGAGATCGCCGCCGCCGCCACGGTGATGCGCGAGTTCGCCACCAAGGTGCCGGTGACGGAAACCTTCCGTCTGGTGGATACCTGCGGCACAGGGGGCGACGCCGCCCACACCTTCAACATCTCCACCGCCGCCGCCTTCGTGGCCGCCGCCGCCGGCGCCCGGGTAGCCAAGCATGGCGGCCGCTCGGTATCGTCGAAATCCGGCAGCGCCGACGTGCTGGAAGCCCTGGGCGTCAACATCAACCAGACCCCAGAGCAGGTGGCCCGCTGCATCGAGGATGTGGGACTGGGCTTCATGTTCGCCCCCAACTACCACGGCGCCATGAAGCATGCCGCGCCGGTGCGCCGGGAACTTGGCATCCGCACCCTGTTCAACATCCTCGGCCCCCTCACCAACCCGGCCGGGGCGCCCAATCAGGTCATGGGCGTGTTCCATCCGGATCTGGTCGGCATCCAAGTGCGCGTTCTGCAACGCCTGGGCAGCGAGCGGGTGCTCATCGTGCATGGCCGCGAGGGCCTGGACGAAATCTCCATTTCCGGTGAAACCCTGGTGGGTGAATTGCGCGACGGCGAAGTACGGGAATACACGGTGCATCCCGAGCAGTTCGGTTTCCATGTCTATGACATCGCCGAACTGAGAGTTGCCACGGTGGAAGAATCGAAAGAACGCGTGCTCAAGGCCCTGGACGACACGCCAAGCGCGGAACGGGACATCGTCGCCCTCAACGCCGGCGCCGCCATTTATGCGGCGGGCGTGACGGACAGCCTGACGGAAGGGGTGGAACGGGCGCGCACGGTCATCGCTTCCGGCGCCGCCCTGGCCAAACTGGCGGAGTTGGCGGCGTACAAACCGGAGTAGTCGCCGGGAAATCTGGCGCCCCCGGGCCGAATCGAACGGCCGACCCTCCCCTTAGGAGAAGGCTGTTATGCACATATTTTGTCAATGTCCATCAAACGGCAGCCCACATAATTCCCATATATTTCAATGGTATTTGCGAGATTACACAAAAGGGATGTTTGCTTTACATTGATTTACTTTCTATGATTCGGGTTACACAGGGCTTACATAGATGAACATCGATCATGGCAAGGAACAAGTTGACCGCCGGGAGAGTCCGGGATTTCCTCTGCAATGCCGATGCCGGCCAGTCCTTTCTGTGGGACACCGAAGCCCCAGGTCTGGCAGTCAGGGCTACCAACAAGGGGGCCAAAGCCTTCATCTTCCAGGGCAAGCTGAGAGGTCAAACTATCCGCATCACCATCGGCGACGTACGCACCTGGGACATCGAATCAAACAATCCGGAAAGACCTGGAGCACGAGAGGAAGCACGTCGCCTTCAATCCCTGATTGACCAGGGCATTGATCCCCGCCAGGACCGGGCCGACCGCGACACCGCAGCCGAGGCACGTAAAGATGCTGCCCGCCGCCTTGATGTAACCGTATCTGAGGCATGGGATTCCTACATCGAGAACCGTAAGGCAGGGTGGAGGCCACGCCACCTGCAGAATCTTGAGAATCTGGCGAAGGAAGGCGGAAAGCCGCGCACTCGCGGTAGACGCCCGGGCGACCCGGAAACCACGAAACCAGGACCAATTCATCCATTGCTTGGCATGAAGTTGCATGCCCTTGATTCCAATGCAGTGAGACGGTGGCTTGAAAAGGAGGTTCAGCGCGGACCTGGACAGGCTGACCAAGCATTCCGCGCCCTTCGTGCTTTCCTTGGTTGGTGCTCAGAACACGAAGAATATGGCGCTGCCACCCAAGTTGATGCTTGTTTGGCCAAATCCGTGAAAGAGGTAGCACCTACCATAGGCGCCAAAGAGGGTGACGTCTTGCAGCGTGAGCAGTTGCGACCCTGGTTTGAGGCGGTACGGCGCATCAAGAACCCTGTTATCTCGGCCTATCTGCAATCCTTGCTGCTTACGGGAGCCCGCCGGGAAGAACTGGCCGGGCTGACATGGGAGGGCGTGGACTTTCAATGGAAGAGCCTGACCATCCATGACAAGGTGGAAGGTGAACGAATCATTCCGCTAACCCCTTACGTCTCCCATCTGCTGCGCGCCCTCAAAACCAGAAACGAGACACAGCCCCCCATGCCCAAGAAGTTGCGCCAGAAGGGTGTAGTCACAAAGCAGGAGTGGAAGCCGTCGCCTTGGGTATTCCCAAGTCCGACATCAGCATCTGGCCGACTCCAAGAGCCTCGCCTACAGCACAACAACGCCCTTGAATATGCCGGGCTTCCCCATGTCTCTCTGCATGGTCTGCGCCGCTCCTTTGGCACCCTGGCAGAGTGGACGGAAACACCGGTTGGCGTGGTGGCTCAGATCATGGGGCACAAGCCATCTGCTCTTGCCGAGAAGCATTACCGCCGCCGCCCCTTGGATTTGCTCCGGGCATGGCATGTGAAGATTGAGGAATGGATCCTGGAAGAAGCGGGAATTGAACAGCCGAAGGATGAACAGGCTGGATTGCGGCTGGTGAGTGGGGGAATGGCATGAGTGTTAACGCAATACAACGCATGCTTATCGAGGATCACTTATCCAGGCTGCTTGAGCCTTGGGCATTGCCGCATCTTGCCCCCGCCCTTGATGGCGATGTAGAAGCAGCACATAGCCTTTACTGTGGGGCGGGCAATGCCAAGCGCGGCATATTGGCATTGGCTTTCTGGCGCTACAAAGTGCCGGTTCCTGCCTATCGCACCTTGCTGTCGTCTGTTTGGGACCATGGTCACCGCGAAGTGATTGCGGCCTCTGGAAACCGTCGCACCCTTCGTGCCATGTTTCGTTATGCAGCTTTTCCGCTGCCGACTGATATGCCGGAAGTGGTGAGGGTTTGGCGGGGAACTTCCTATCTGAGCGAGAAGGAAAGCGCAAAGGGCTATTCATGGACAACTGATAGAGATGTTGCTTGCTGGTTCGCAATGCGATTTGCCGATAGGAACAAGAATCCGCTTGTCCTTGCAACCGATGTACCCAAGGCCGAAATTCTGTTTTATCACGATGAGAGAAGCGAGAAGGAAGCCGTGCTTTTCAAGCCGCCATCCTATCGAATTGACGGACACCCGGAAAATTGGCGTGAGGGGCATGAGCGATACAGCGCAGTGATTAATGAACACAACCGTGCGCTTAGGTGAAAGCCGCCTGACGGTATCAGACAACCGTCCCCGGTGCGGTTCACCGGGAAGCGGGCCGTTCGGGTGCAGACACACCCGGCGGCCCTGACCACAACGTGAAACAGGAGTTCACATCATGGCTGCGCTGAATACTACCCGAACCACCAATTTGGCCGATATCAAGTACGACCAACCCCCCTGGGGCGACCTGATCTATGGCACCAAGGAACAACTCCAGGGTATTGGCATTGCGCCTGGGATGAACTTCCCGGGGGAACCCGGCGGGCCGAAACGGTCATTCACCACGGTTGACCCGAGGGGATTTCGTTGCAAGGTGGAGTTGTGGTCAGACAATATATTCCAGGCCGCCATCCATTTTCCGAACCGGGAACGACCAGATGATTCTCCCTGGAAAGACTATTCCGCCGGGGTAAGAAAGCGCGAGCTTCCATATCACGACGAATATCGGGGGGAATCCGAAGCATTGGTGGCAGCCGGCATCGTGCAGCTTCGGTACTTGCCAGGGCAGCCCGGCATGAACAAGATGAGGGTAACCATACTGCCTGATGGGACCACCCCTACGAATTCCCGGGGCCAACCCGATGCAATCACCATCGAACGGATAAGAAAGAACCGGTTCAGCGTCCTCGTGCGCGTGGCAGAGGAAGAAGCGGAGATACGGAATGAGGCTAGTAGTTTCGCAAAACAGGAGTGGGAGCGCTGGCTGTCCAGCATCCCGCGCCCGGCGCCGCTGATCGATCTGAAACAAGTGGGTGAGGCAGCGGAAGGCAACCCCACATTCAATGCCAGGTTCAAGGTTATAGAGCATCTTTTCAAACGGGAAAACGCCCAATCGGAATTCGAATGGTCCGAGAACAACATCAACCGCACGGATGCCATTCTTGGCGCATTCAAGGAAGCCATCGAGGCCGGTAATTTCGGCTACACAGCGGCATCTCAGCTGCGCATCGACCGTTTCCTGTCCGAGTTGCGCGATGCCATTCGAGAGGGGGTCGCCGTTCACAAAGTTGGGAATATTGTCGATATCAATTCGTTCCGTTCTACGCGATGAAAGGGGGTGCAGCATGAAAGCTGACCACTTCGGTGAAGCCATGTCGTCGATCGACGGCGCCAAGAATGCCGCGATTCACGAGGCTGGCCTCTGCTTCCGATTGAGATAGCCCACCACCCCCACCAACCCCGCTCCGGCGGGGTTTTTTGTCAGAATCCCAGCATGAGCAACCTCAACGACTCCGACCTGCTGCTTGCCCTGTGTATCCACGAGGAAGGACTTCCCGACCCCGCCGATTTCGTCGCCAGGCTGCGGGCCGCGTTGCAGACCTTGGACACGGTTCCGGAGACTGCGGAGGATGCCGAAGCCCTCCGGGCCGTTTGGGATGGCCTGCGCGACGAGGCAGAAGCCGCCCGCATCGCGGCGAGGAAGATTTCGCCGGTTGTTGATGCGCAGCCCTGGCCGTTCAGCGGATGAACTGCTTCGGCCGGATGCACGCCCCCTGGATGTCCTGAATCACATCATCCAGCATGCTGCGCCGCCCCTGCCTCGATGGCATGGCGATGCAGTATTCCAGGGTCGCGTTGATGCTGCTCGTATGGTCGACGTCATCCACCCGTTCATGCCGGCCGGGCGCCCAGTCAGGATGCGCCACAACCACCCGTGCGCCGGTTGCCTTCGCCTCGGCGACCTGTGAGTCGAATTCCGGCCCATCGCCCGGGGCAAGAATGATCGGCGGGGTAACGGCGGGCAACAGTCCGGTTTCCAGTTTGCGGATCCGCGCTTCAAGTCTGGCCATGATTTTTCTCCTGGGGGGCGAGGGGCTTCAGCGGGACCAGTGCAATCACCTGTGCACCTTCCGCTTCCGCCTCGGCCAGCCGCTGATTGAAATCTGGGTCTTCACCGGAAAGCAGCACCATTTTTAGCCTGGTGGGCTCGGGTGCGTGGCGTGATTCCAAGTCGAGAATCCGGCGCTCAAGGGGTTTCATTCTTTTCCTCCAGGGCCGCTACCCGGCGTTCAAGCACGTCCGTCTCCAGGCTGCGGCGGTGGGCCTCCACCAGGCGGGATAGGGTGTCCGCCTCGGAAGGCAGCAGCGCGCCGGAGGCCGTGGCCTGAAGGATGGTTTCCTGGGCCTGGGCGCAGGATGGGATGTCCGTAACCGCCGGCATCCTGAAGACGATGGGCTTCTCGTTCAGCCCGAAGCGCTTCTCCAAAGCGGTGAGACTGGAATCCTTCCCGGCCAGGCGGTACTTCTTCACGAAGCCGATGAATACTCGGTCCTCACCGTGGCCTTCGTATTGCTCCAGGACTTCGATGCCGACGATGGCGGCGGCGGTGTCGGCGTCCAGGTTCTGGATGGGGATGGGTGCTCCCTCGGCGTCGAACAGCTTGCGGGGGTCCAGGAAGGCCAGGCGTGCCCGTTCCTTCAGGATGCGCTCGGCGGTGATTTCCAGGGTGTTGGCCTGCTTCGCCAGCCCGGCGTCGATGGCGGCGCGGATTTCAGGTTTTTTCAGGTTCTCCTCGCCCACAGAACCGGCTGTCTTGCGTGAATACCCCGCCCGCCGCGCCGCCTCGCTGGCGTTGCGGTGAACTAGGTACTCCGCGACGAATGCAGTCTGTTTCGGTGTCATAGCAAGGCTCGGTATCTCAGGTAATGCAGATGCCGCCCATCATCCGGCAGGCACTCGATGCACCCCGCATCCTTGAGAAACCGCACCGCCCAGGCCACGGCCCCACGCCCGGCCCGGCAATAGGTGCGAAGCTGCCAGGCCTGCAACGCATGAGGATAGGCCCCCAGCAGCTCGCGGTAGACCCGATACGTCACCGAGCCGTAGATCAGCCGGCCCTTGTTCACGTTCGGACGGCTAGGCCTGACTTCCTCCCGGTCTCGCTCCATCGCCGCAGCCGCAGCGGCAAGCTGCTTGGCCATCAGCGCGAACGCGGAAGGAGGGCTCATACGGCGGCCTGTTCCTCGGGCAACGCCCACACCCAGCCACCGGAGAAACCGACCTTCGACTTCACCACGCCCATGGCATCGGCGGCGCGCTGCATGGTGCGCTCGCTGAGGTTGTCGTCTTCGGCCTGGGCGAGGATGACGGCGGCCTCGATCGGCCCGTCGGTCAGCAGGTTTTCCAGCAATTCCTTGGCCCGCTCGATGGCCGGCTCGCCGTTGTCGCCTTCGTTGTCGCCTTCGGTTGATTTCTCAACAGGGGACGGCTTCGGCTCCAGTCGTTCCAGTTCCGCACGGGCGGCGAGGATGTCACGCCGGGCCTCGCAATCATGGGAGGGTGGTTCCTGGGCGGCCAGTTGGCGAAGCTTGTCCATTCGGACCTGGTGCCGGGCGATGCCGGCATGGATGGGAGCCACCGTCGTTTCCTGGGGCGGCGCGTAAGGCTCCAGGGCCTGAACCCGGTATCCGGTGGCCCACACTATGCGACGGGCCAGTTCGTCGGCGGAGTAGGCCAGAACCGGGACACGCCCCAGTTCCCCGATCTCGGCCGTGTAGAGCGTGGCGCCGGGGAAGCGGGACACAAGCGCGGGAGCCTGGTGCTGGTGCTGGCCGAACTCCACAGCGCACACCATGTTGGCATTGGGCCACAGGTCCGGACGGATCCGCATCGCGGCTCTGGCGTTGACGATGGCGAAGCCGGTGGCGGCGAGTTGCAGCGTGCAGTAGTCGGTAACGGCGGTCATGGGCGAGCTTCCTTCTGTTGGGTGGATGTCTTGGCGTCTTGCACTGTCAACTTCATCAGCGTGTTTCGTTCGGCGGTGAGTTCATCCAGCCGTGCCCGCTTCTGCTCGGGTGTCAGGTAGCGATCCCGGCGCACGGCGTTCATGTCCTTGCTGATGGCGGCCAGGTTCTGCTGGGCACGCTCCAGGGGCTTGGCTTCACCGGCCAGGGGGGATTGCTCCTTGCGGTCGGCCATCTCGGATAGGCCCTGGCGATCCAGTTCCTTCAGGGTGCCGCGCAGGCGTTTGGATTCCTCCAGCAGGTCGTAGAACTGTTCCTCATACTTCGTGTGACGGGCCGGCTCCTGGGCGATGAAGCGGCGCACCACGGGCAGTTCGTCGGCGCGCTTCTCGGGCAAGCGGTCATGGAACAGGGCCTGGTCGGTGAGCATCAGGCCGTACATGGCCCAGGTGTTGAAGTAGCCGCGCAACAGGGCTTCCGCCCGTGCCGGGTTTACCTGCATGGACTCGGGCATGTCGGCGGTAGCCATCCCCAAGGCCTTCATGGTCTCGCTGGTGCCGGGCTTGGTCCGCAGGAAGGGCTGCACGTTCTCCATGCCGGGGGTCTCGATGGGCGAGCCGGTGAAGCTGTTGCGATTGGTGGCCTGCTGGTAGAGCGGGGCCATTACCTGGGGCATCAGATTGACGTTGAAGGTCGTCTTCAGGATGCGGGCGAAGTCCTTGCCCAGGCCCTCCGGGTTTTCCTCCAAGGTGCGCTCCACCGTACGTTCGGCGGCGGAGGCCAGGGCGCCGATCTCCCAGATCTTCGGGTAGCGGAAATGCTGGTCGCCGACGAAGAAATGCCAGTTGGCGTCCCGGTCCCACTCCGGCAAGTCCTGGTAACGCGGATCGTCACGGTTCAGCAGGTACAGCCCGGCGGAAGCCATCGCCAGGGCACCGGCCTTGATGGCGATGGCGCCCCGGTTGGGATCGTGGGCCAGGCCGCGATAGAGGCGGTCCCAGGACAGCACGGCGGGCTTCAGGAACATCACGGTGTCGTACATCATCCCCAGGGCCTGGGAATCGCCGCGCATGGCAAAGTCGGTGGAAACCTCCCGGCCCTGGTAGGCCGCATGCCGGGGATGCTCGCCGGCCGCTGTCGCCTTATTGAACTCGCCGAGGCGGGTGGACATCTCGAAGGCGTCGCCCAGGGTCTCCACGAAGCCCAGCAGCTTGTCGGGGGTGTCCAGGACGGTGCGGTAATCGATGCCCTGGCGCGTGTAGAACTTCTCCAGCTTGGCCCGCAGCTTGGTTTCGTCCAGGTAGATCGAGGACAGGCCGCCACCGTTGGCGATGTAGTCCCGGTACACGGGGTCGTTCATCATCCGGGAGCGCATGCCGCGCAGGGAGTCGATGACGGGCTTGAAGCCACTGCGGCTCATGACGCTGCCCATAATGGTGTCGCGGGCGATGTTGGCCGCCCAGAAATCCGGCGTCAGGGTGATGGTGGCCTGGCCCACCCGCTTGGGAAGACCAAGCCAGTTGATGAGCCAGTGCTGATACTTGCGGTCGATGCTGGACAGTGCCCGGTATAGGAGTGGGTCGCCCACTTCATACCACTCCGGCTTTCCGTTGCGGAGCACCGCCACCACGTTGGAGCCGGCCGGGGGCTGGTTGCCGATCATCAGTTCCAGGAAGTCGGGGGAGGCGTTCAGGTCGTCCACGATCCGCTGTGCCCACTTGGGCAGCTTCTGCCCCTTGGCGGCCCAGGCGGCCCGGTCGATGCCCATGGTCTTGAGCACGGCGTCTGCGGCGGTGCGGGGATCGATCTTCACCGGCCGGGACTCCGCCGGGATCTTCACCATGAACTTGCCGCCCTTGGCCTTGTCCGCCAGGTCGGCCACTTTCAAGCGGGCCTCGTTCTTCACCGCGTGGTCGATCAGTTGAGCGGCGTTCTGCACCATGTTGCCCAGGATGTCCTTCAGGTTCGTGGTGCCGCCGGTCAAGGCCTGGATGCCGCTCCAGTCTCCGGGCTTGCCGCCCTTGAACTCGCCCGGCTGGCCAACCCGGTGGAATGGCATGTACTGGGTGCGCTGCCACATGGCGCGGGCCTGGGGGTTGATGACTCCGGCACTCTCGGCGAAGTCCAGGATGCCCTGGTTCCAAATTTGATATTGGTCGAACGCGGCTTTCCGCTCCGGCGTGGCCAGCTTGAGCATGGCGTCGGTCTCAGCGATGGTGAACAGGTGTTCCCGCCCCTGGGCCTGAAGCTCGCGGGCGCTGCGGCCGACGAAGTAGAGCAGGGCATCGTCCAGGCTCTCTGAAACGGGCTTGAGGATGTCTTCCAGGCCCTTGCCCTTGAACGTGAAGGAGCCATCCGGCTTGCGCAGGGGGGCGCCGTAGCGGATCGCGCCGTCGGCGATGGAAGCGGAGGCGCGGGACAGGCGGGCGGATTCGTAGGGGCCGTTCGGCTCGGTCTTGCCCTTCAGGTCTCGCTCCATGCGGTAGATGCCGTGCAGATCGTCAACCGTCGCCTGGCGGAAACGGTCCCAGAAGCCGTCTAAGAACTCGGACAGCGGCTTGTCGGTGCCGATCTTGGAGCGGGCGCGGTTCAGGGCGTCCTGTCCGAACCAGGCTGTCATGTCGGCTTGGGCCTTCTTCAGGGCCGGGCCGTATTGGTGGGACTGGGCGAAGTTCTCCAACCAGGCGTAAGCCCTGGGCGCCTTCGCTTGCAGGGCATCGGGCTGGGTCAGGTAGAGGCGCATGGCCTCGGCATAGCCTTCGTGCAGGCTGCTCTGGTCGTAGGAGACGCTGCGCAGCTCGGCGGCCAGGTTCTTGTCGGCTTTCCAGGCCTGGCGGATTTCCGGGGTGCGGAAATCGATCAGATGGGCCACTTCATGGGCCGTCACCTCGAGGTCGTTGGCGCGCTTGATGCGTACTTCCTCGGTGCGGGGGCGGAAGAAGCCCAGCTTCTTGCCCTTCACGCGGCCCTCGTAAACCGTCGTTCCGATGTCGCTGGCGAACTCCTTCAGGATGTTCTCGCGCCGGAGGGGATCGGGCAGGTCGGACACGCTCAAGGCCTTGCTGACGGGCTGTTTCACCATATCGACCAGGGGCACGTAGTTGGCCCCCGGTGCCCAGGCGTTCAGGGTCTCGGGGGCGGTGGTGATGTCCTCGGCCGGCAAGCGCGGTGCCGGTTCGTCGGGGATGCGCACCAGAACCGGCTTCTTCATGCCGTCGATGGTGGCCGGGTCGATACCCAGGGCTTCGACGTTCTCGCGCAGGCTCTGGCGGTAGGCTTCGGCCTTGGCGCCATTGGCTTGGTAGACCCGCTGCAAGGCCACTGCACGCGCGTTGCCCGCTTCCACGAGGCCATCAGGGGCCACGATGGGCGCTCCGGTGGCGTCGTCCAGGGATTCGGCAAGACGGGCCGGTTCGAAGTCCTGGACGATGCCCTGGATACGCTTCTCGGCATCGGCCCGGGTCCAGTCCGGCCGGGAGAGGTTTTGCGGGTAATCCGGCAGCGGGCGAAGATTGGGATCGTGGGAGGCCTTCAGGTCGTCGGCTTCGACAAGGCCCCAGCGCGCGGCTTTCGGTTTCTGAACAGCCTGGGGGACAGCACCTTCTCCACCGGCCACCCGGATTTGATCCGTCCCAGCAGCACCGGTGAAGGAACCCCGATCCGCCGCGCCCATTCCGGCACCGGCAGGGTTTCGCCATTGTGGGTCAACCACTTCGAGGCCCGGTACAGCTTTGCGGCCGGTGGATTCTCCAGGGGCAATCCGGCCCGGCTGCGCCTCAATACCGAATTCCGCGTTGGCATCCCCGGCAATCTCGCGGCCTCGGCCACCGTCAACGTCTGGTTGAACGCGGTCACTTTCCGGCAATACGCGCGCCGTCTCTCCTGGGATGGCTGGTCCGTCCACACGCAGTTCCCCGGCGCGTAGTCCCCCAGCACGTTCAGCCGGCCCAGCCAGTGGGTTTGCGTTGGCGCCGGCCCCATGTCCGCCAGGAACCGGGCGAAGCTCTCCATCCACTCCGGACAGACCTGGATCCCCTTCCCGCCGTAGCGGGGAAAATCCTTGAACCGGGGTTCCAGGCATCGGCGCTTCATCACCCGCCAGGCGCTCAGTTCCCGTTTGTAGGGGTTCGGCGGTCTTGGCATGAGTGGCCTCCTTTGTGCCCCGCCCTCTTACGGCAATGTCGAGCTGGTCTGGGACGAAAGTTACCTCATAGCCTGGCAAGCCATCGCCTGCCTGTAGGACTTCCGGCTGCGGTGCGGGTGTCTTCGTGGTCCGCCCCTTGATCGCCTTCGCAGTCGGTGCGATAGCCATCGGCGCGGCCTGGATGGCGGTATCCACTGCGGTGGCCAGTGCCGGGCTGCCGGTGGCCTCCAGGGTGGCGTCGCCGGCGGCCTGTCCTGCTTTGGCCAGATACTCGAAGGGGAGCATGGTGGTCCGGGTCAGGTGCTGGCCCAGGTCGGTTTGCGGCTGATAGGTCAGGGCATTGCCCACGGCGTGAACCACGTTCCCCGGATCGGCATCGGTCAGGCCCAGGGCGTTGGTGGCCATCGCCCCCAGTCCCGCCAGGCCGGCAATAGGCAGGGCCACACCCTGGGTCACCAGGTTGGCGCCGGTTTCGGCTACGGGGTACACCGACCCGATGGCGCGCATCGTCTTGACCGCGCCATTCTCGGGTTCAGGAGGTTCGATGGGGGTGAAGCCGGGTATCGGCCCGGATTCGACGGCGGAGAGGGGAGTGAAGGGCATGAGTCTGGACCTTCAATTCCAGTAGCCGGCCAACTTTCCATCCGGTCCGATGACCTCCCAGCCCTTGCCCGTTGGATTACCAAGCTTGTGGCCCGCCATCTGCGGATCGGCTTCGAAGCGGGCGCGGGGGGTGTCTGCCTTCGCGGCGGGCTGAGGTTTGGCCACCTTCCGGATGGAAAAGGCATCATGAGCCGTGTCGTTGCCGTACTTGCGGGACCGGGCGAGCCTCACCGTTGCGGCGAGATTGCCGTCATAGAGGGGATTTTCTCGACCCGTGTTCGTCGTGCTTTGCGTTCTGACCTTAATGTCGTCCTCGGTCATCCCGGCAAGCTGGCGCCGGGCACCGTCGATGGCTTCATTCGTGCGCTGTTGCGGTACCGTCAGTCCACTGCTGCCATCAGCCCGCCTCATTGCCGCTGCATCCTGGTTCCGGTAGTGGTGTTCGGTGATGGCCAGTTGCCTGTCGGCCCGCGCGTTGTCGGCCTCCTTGTCCGCCCTGGTGGTGGCACGGTCGGCGAGTTTGCCTTCCACCTCCAGCTTCTTCATGGCCAAGTCCGCCTGCTCTTTGCCGGTCATGAGCCCGATCATCGAATCCATGGCATTGCCGATGGGCATCTTGGTGCCGTCGGCGTTCACACCAACGATATCGAAGCTGGGGATGCCGTAAACGGATTTGGCCGGCGTCAGTTCGATGTCGGCGAACTTGTGATTGCCGGTGGCGTTGTAGGCCTTGAGCGCGGCGCCCTTATCGCCGGTATTTGCCAGCTTCAGCGCGTCAATGGCGCCCTCTTCCCGGTATTTACGGGCTGCCGCGATGGTCTGATAGGCCTGCTCGGAGGTCAGTGGATTTCCGAATCGCGCCGAGACTTTGCCGGCGTGCTCGGCGAAGCCCACCGGGTCTTTCATCGGATCGCCATCGAAGGAGGCCAAGTAGCGAGCGTAAATTTCCTTTTTCTTGTCCTCCACCATGGCCAGCGCGCCCTGGTCGCGCAGCTTGTAGGCCTGGGCTTTGAAGCCGTTCAATGCCTGCATGTCCTGGTCGATGGTGTTGTAGTCGAAGGCCTTGGGCTGGGGCTTGGGGAAGGCGGCGGAAATGCCGGATTTGGCTAGGGCGGCGGGGCTGGCCGCTTCGACAGGACCGGGAGAAGTCTCACCCGGTGCAGTTGTCACGGGTTCGGTGCGAGAGGTATCGGCGGGGGATCGAGGGTCATGGATCCCGGCAGACTCGGCGTTCAGGACTCCCTGCCCAGGTTGCGCGAATTGGGCGCCACTGAACCCCGAGTAAAGGGCATCTCTATCCGCACGTTCTTTCGTCAGGCGAGCCCGTTCGGCCTGCTGGTATTCCTGATCCTGGCGCTTGAATTCAAGTTCCTTGTCGCGCCGATCATTTTCCGCCTTCTTCAAATCCATGGCCTGGCGCATGGTTATGCCGTTCAAAATGCCGCCGGCAACGGAACCAATGGTGTTCAGTGAGCCCATTTCGTGCCCCTTTAGTGTAGAAATTCGGTTTGATTGAGCTTCGCCAGGCGCTCGGCCTGGGCGATCTTTTCTTCGGATATGGGATCGACGCCGGCGAGTTCGAACAGCGCGGACCTGTAAGACTCGATGGCCGCAATGAGCCGTTCCGCGTCCGTCATGTGGTCGAGATCAAGCGACGGTTGCATGGCCATCCACCAGGCGGCGGAGACTATCGACCTTGACGCGAACGGTTCGCTCACCCAGGCGGACCGCCTCTAGGCGCCCAGAGGCAATGAGTTGGGAAAGCTTTGTTTTGCCGACCTTGAGCGCGGATCGGGCTTCCCGAGTGGTAATCAGTTCTGAGGTTTGCATCTTTGGCCCTCCAGTGACTTCTAGGACTCAAAGGTGCCACGCATGGCGAGACTTTCCGCTATCGCCATTAACGCCCAGGTGGACCGTTACGGGCTGATCCACATGGCGTAGGCGTAGACCAGTTCCTTGGCAACGAAGGTTCCAAGCCCCTGTTTAGACCAGATACCGGGATTTCCCGGAATATCGACCTCTGCAACGAGTTCCTTGGTTTGGTCCAGGCGCAACCAGTCAGATGGTTGGTGACGCTTCTCCCCACCCGCCGCCCTGTGTAGATCATTCAGGCAGTAACGTCCCTCGGCATCCTGGCGAATCGCGGTGTCGCATACGGTCAACGCGGTTTTCATGTGCTCTCCAAACAAAAACCCCGAAACACTTTGTTGGGGCTTGCACCCTTGGCTTGGGCAATCTAGTCACGGAGAGCGACGTGATTTCGACCACCAGTGCCTGGGTACTATCCAGCGCATGTTGGCTGGTGCTTAACTTCTTCACCAGCGGCGGCGTGCAGATCGTTGAGGGAATACAGGCCGTCGAGTTGGCGAATAGTGTGATGGACCCGCAACCATTGAATTTGGAACCATTCAAACGAATGAATCGAAATTGGCAGACTTAAGAAAGTACTTTAATATCTAGTCAGTCATCCCACCCGCCAAGGGTGGCCCCGTTGACCTGTGTTGGCGGGATTTCTCCCCGCTTGGCAATCCCAAGCGGCCCTGTTAGCCAGTGCTGGCAGGTAGTCATCCTGTGGGAAACCACAGCCCCGGCGGCCCGTGCCGCCGGTTTTGTTTCTGGGGGTACAAATGGCCGCAGAGCCAAAACGGGTAGCCTGCTTCATTGATGGCTTCAATCTATATCACGCAATAGATGATCTCAGCACGCAAAGACAACAGAAGCATTACCTGAAGTGGGTTGACCTGTGGGCACTGTCGAATTGCTATATCAAACCTTCTTCAGAGGTTCTCACGGCTGTGCATTATTTCTCGGCATATGCCGACTGGCTTCAAGATGCCAGCAAGCGCCATCGTGAGTATGTAGCCGCTCTAAAGGCAAGGGGCGTTACCGTTAAGCTCGGGCAATTCAAATCGAAGACCAGGGCATGTAAGAGTTGCGGTGCCCAATGGCTTGGGCACGAGGAAAAGGAAAGTGACGTAAATTTCGCTGTAGAACTGCTGAACAGAGCTTGGCGGAGAGAATTCGACCGAGCGATTATCGTCACCGCAGATACGGATATCGTCCCTGTGCTTCAGATGGTCAAACGGGATCATGATCAACTGGAACTAACTGCCGCAATTCCTGAACAGCGATTCGGAAAAGCCATCTCGCTAAGAAATGCTTGTCACAGTGCCCTGCGCATCAAAGAGGCGCAATTACTTCGCAGTCTTATGCCTGAGCACGTTAATGATGACGCTGGAAATCTGGTAGCCAGCCGTCCACATAAATACACCCCACCAAAATAGTTTTGGTATCGCATTGTTCCTACCTCCTGTTCAACACATCCAGCCAGTCCCCCACCTTCTCCGGAATTCTCACTTCAACATCCATCCCCTTTTCATTGAGTCGTCTTGCCGCTGAGTATGCGGCCGCCTGACCGGCATAACCCGGATCGTGGTCGGCGAATATCGTGATGCTTGAGACTCCATCCGGCGGTGCGAATGTTTCAATCCCATGGGCGGACACCACCGACCACACCGGCATCGAGAACAGCACAGAAGCCGCCAGTGCGGTTTCAATGCCCTCGGCTATGCCAAGGTATGCCCCTGCCTCGAAAAGCCGAATGGCGGCCCCGGACACGGGCTTGCCGGGCATTAATTTCTTCGGCGATTCCACCGGTGCCTTCCGTCCGCCCTGCAAATAGGTGCGGTGCAGGGTGACACCGGAGCCGTCCTGAGCCTGGACCAGCGCGAGCATCGCCGGGTACTTGCCAATGATCCGTTCGCCGTCGTGGTACGGCAGGGACGGGTGGAGCCGGAGCGAGGACAGCGGGGCGGTTATCGGCAACCCCCTGCCGGCCAGGTAGCGCGACGCCTCGTCGCCTTCTGCCAAAGCGGAAGCCTCAGACCAGATCCGACGCAACCGCTCCATCTTGCGGCTGTCGTCTTCAATGGTGGGCCTGTGTGCAGAACACATTGCCACTCCGGCAAGCGCTTCAATTTCCTGGGCGGCGGACTTGAAATCGATGTTCTTGATGGCCATGACGAGCGAGACTCCATCGCCTGCACCGCAATGGGAGCAGTAGAAAGTACCCCGCCCGTCCTTGTCATCGAAGCGGAACCTATCCCGCCCGCCGCACATTGGGCAGGGTCCGTGCTTCCCATTCAGCGCGCGATCAGGAACACCAATGGCCGCCAGGATGCCGGGCCAGCGGCCTTGTGCAATCTCACGAACGGGCCGCATGGTCGCCTCCCTTCCGCTTGGCGAAGCGGATGTCACGATACCGCACCCAGCGAGCCAGATCCTCCGTGGGCGGTGTGGGGCGATCATCCAGGCCGCGCGGCCACACACCAAACCGATCACGGTAAGTATGGGAGGCCCATCCGATCCTGCGTCCGCGCTCCTGGGCGATCCAGAGAAGCCCGCTGTATACCGCTTGCTTTTCATCGCGGCCCGCCTTCGTGTCCACACGCTCCAGTTTCTCCAGGTTGCCGGCCTGGACCTCGATATCGGCCTGTCGCTCGGGCGCGAATCCGCATGCCGGGCAGGCATGGACGCCAGGAGGCTTGAGGTAGGAACAGGATGGGCACTTTTTGGGTTTCGGCGGTTCCTGCTCGCGCCCCGTGCCTGACTTCTTGGGCGTGCCGTCGTCCAGCTTCAGCGGCAAGTCCTCGGTGGGATAGCCCAGGTGCGCGGCGCTGCCGGAGTGGTCAAGCACGATGGCCCGCTCCTTCCCTGGATAGGGCCGCAGCACCCGACCGACCATCTGGATCCATCGGATCAAACTTTTGGTGGGCCGGGCCAGCACCATCACACCGCAAGCCGGGAAGTCCCAGCCCTCCGCTAGGATGGCGACGTTCGAGATCACCCGCGTCTGGCCACTGGTGACCCTGGCAAGAATCTCGCGGCGCTCCGCCTCGTCGGTGTAGGCGTCGATATGCTCGGCGCGGATGCCTGCCCCATTGAACTGCTCGGCAATATGTTTCGAATGCGCGATGTTGGTAGCGAACACCACGGTGGGCAGGTCACGGCCAAGCCGGCGCCAATGGCTCACGATGTCGCCCACCAGGGACGGCTTGTCCACGGCAGCGGCGAGTTGCTTCTCGTTGAAGTCCACCTCCCCGAATGCGTTGCGGACCATGCCCACGCCAGACAGGTCCGGCTCACTCGGGGCGTAGATGTCGCAGTCCACCAGGAAGTCCAGGTCGATCAACTCGCGGATGGTGGCGGCTTTCACGATTCGCTGGAAAAGCGGCTGGCCGCCCAACTCCTGATAGGCCTTGCCCAGTCCCTTCGAAAACGGCGTGGCGCTCAATCCGATGACGGGCAAGGCGTTGTTGGCGAAAACCATCGCCCGGTAATCGGCGGACCCGGCAACCCCGTGGGCCTCGTCAACCACCACGACGTCTACATCAGGCAGTCCACGCCGCGCCACGGTCTGGATGGAACACACGAGCACGGGAGCATCCAGGCGCTTGGTGTTATCGCCCTGGACCACGCCGACATCCAGCCCAGCCAGACACAGGCGGGTTTCTGCCTGCTCCACGAGGCCGATGCGGTTGGCGACGAAGGCCACGCGCTTGCCCTTGCCGACTGCGGATCGGATCAATGCGATGGCGATCTCGGTCTTGCCGCTACCCGTGGGCGAGTAGATCAACTGTCGGAGGATGCCCGAGGCGAAGTTGGTGCGGGCTTTGGCGATGGCATGAGATTGGTATGGTCTCAGTTCCATGATGCGGCCTCCGCACCAGTCACTCCGCCCATGTCTACGGAATCGGTCCTGCCTATTTTTTGGGCAGCCCCGCCCGCGTGCGTATCACCAAGAGGATACGTTCCACCTTGGCTAGGGGGGTTAGGTTTACTGCTTACTGCTCTCTGTTTACTGCTTACTGATTCGGGGAAGTCTTCAGGGAAGGCTTCCTCGAAGGCTATGCGGAAGCCTTTCGACAAGCCTTCCGCGTAGGCTCTCAAGCCAGCAATGGCGCGGGTTTTCAGGTCACACTCGGGGATGTATTCGACCTGCTTTATCCAGTTCCTGAGCACGTTTGGCGACTCTGCCGACTGGTACTTGAGGAAGTTCGGGAGCCAGATACAGCAGGCATCCCGATCATGCTTCGCGATACCTTGCGCCAAGGCTTCGGCGAAGGCTTCGCGAAAGCCTTCTGGATCCATTTGCAACTCCGCTGCAAGACCCTGCGGTGTTGCCCGCATCGCCCCCAACGCGGTCATCTGCGGATGGGTGATGAGGAACAGGAAGATCAGCTTCGCGCTGTTGGATAGGGAAATGAACTTGGCATCGTTCCAGACTCGAACGTCGATTTTGCGGTAGTGGGCCATGTCACCACCCCCGCAGGCCGAGGGTGTTGATCAACCATGTCGCCAGATTCGCCGGCATCAAGCCACGGATCGCCAGCCAGACGATGACCCTTTTGATGGCGGCGCCATGCGTTGCACAATTGGCCCAGAATGATTTGCTGAAGTCCTTCTCGCCCTGCCGGCCGCCACCGGACAGGGCGTTTTTCTTGGTGGGCCTCATGGTTAGCCCCCCGCAGAAGCGTTTGTAGCTTTGGCGGCGGCGCGGCGCTGGGACAATACTTCCAGCGCTTTTTTCGTCCTATCTATGGCGCCTTTGTTCTTTGCGTACTCGATCAGACGTTCGACAGAGTTTTCCGGCCAAAGCAAAGATCCATCAGGCAACTTTTCCGGCCTGATGCCGTAGTAGCTTCCGTTGCGACAAATGGCGGCGTGGAGTGTTTGGGGTTGCTTGCCGAGGTGGCTTGCGAGTTCTCGCGTGTTCAC